TCTCCTCCGGCATCAGGTGTAGCGGGCGTGTCGCCTCCGCCTCCAAGATCTCCCAAATCGCCTAGGCCACCGCCACCTCCGCCTCCGAGGTCTCCTAGGCCACCACCACCGGCATCTCCACCAGCGGCACCGCCTGCTGTGGCTCCTTCAAGTTGCGATGCTAACTTTTTATCAAAGAACATCTCTCTTTGGTTTCTGAGGAATTCATCTTCAGAAATGCCCAGCATATTTTCTGAAACCCAACGCTTACTAAAGTAGCCTTCTGTTGCAGCGCCTGCTGCTTCGAATTTTGCTTTCCAGTGCTCAAGCTCTTGAAGCTCTGCGATTTTAGATGGGTTGTTAAGATGAAGTGAAAAAGAAAGAAGATCATCACCTCTGTAGCCAAGTGTAAAAAGGTGAATAATTCCCATTTTTTCCAACTCTGAAATTACGACTCTTTGTAATCTTTGAATCGTTCTGGAAAAACGAATATCTTTCTGTGCTAAAGTAGTCTTATCAATTTGCCCTCCTTCACCCATTGTCAAGTAAGACTGCGGGATCTTTAAGGCAGCGAATAATTTGTCTTTAAGATACTTAACATCTTCTACTGTTCCTGTGAATTGACCGCCCGGAAGGTTTGTGATCTCCGATGCTGTTCCGCCACGAACGGGAATAAAATAGTCTTCTTCAATTGACAAGGGATTATATCTAAGGTCGACACGGCCAGTCTTTGGATCTACAACTTGATGACGTTTCATCTGTGTCATAACCTTCTGCATATACTGCTCGACGTCCTGTGGGGCAATGTTGCCAACGTCAATTTTAAACACTCGACGCTCTGGTGATCTGACAATTCGATATGCCATCATAGCGTCTTCTAAAAGGGTTAACTGCCTCCAGATTCTACGGCAAGGCTCAAGCACGGAGGTTCCATATGGAACATGCTTATCGTTGCCTAAAACTCTAAAGTGGGCGACCTGCCAGTTTTCAAGAGTCATTCCGGCTGAGTTCCATTGGTACTGTACATAATTTGGATTAGTCTCGTCTTCACCTTCTAGTCTTTCAATTTCTTGTGAAGGTATGCCTATACAACTTCTAATACCAGCATGTTCATCTAAATCTAAATATAAAAATAGATCGCCGTATTTGCACATAGTCCGAGACCAGCCGAACAAATTATGATTGATATTCAATACATTGAAATACAAAGAATGCAATACTGATTTTATTTCCTCGTTAGGACACTTTATTTTGACCATGGGATTCAGGCCTGAATAGGTTGTCATTTCATCTGCGTATATATCCAGAGCCGAAGCGATGATTGGCTCATACTCCATTTCATCAAAATCAACATAACGTTCCGACCTATTACGGTTAGAAATCATATTGGCAGTTAATACATTCATAGGATTGTATTCTGTCTTCTTAAATTGCTTTCCAGACGCTGACCTAAACTTGTTAGCGTATATATCTAAATGTCTTCTTCTTAGCTGACGACCGGTCTGCGTTCTTCTGTTAACAATTGGACCAGAGAACAACTTCGTTAAAGACCTAAAAAGATCNTTTGTTTCATTATATGGGTTCTTGCCCCTNTTTTTATATTTTTTAGCCATTTATATTATCCTTTGTAAATCCATAAAAAATCTTTCGTTTGCTGTATCTCTTCTTTATATTTTTGCTTTTGTGTTTGTGAAAAACCATTCATGCCGTTTATAGTAGTATTTAGTTTTGTTGTATTCAAATACATTGAATTCATCATAGCTTTCTTATATTCTTGCTCTTTTTTATTAACTTGTAAAGCTGTATCTCTGACCCAACAAGTTATAGCAAGCGCCATGACCAAGTCGTCATTGTAACTTCGCATTGCTTGTGGTTTTCCGTTATTCCATATAAATGTTTTAAATTCATGGAAAGATCTAGAAGAATAAATTTTTATCATCTTATTTCTAATAAACTCTTCTAGCTTGGCTACAATTAGCGGCCTTGTTTTTGTTGACGTTGTAAATCCAGCAACTGCATTGTTCATGTTCTCACCTTGGATTTGAGACACGAATTCATGAGTTGCCTTTACAGAGTAATACAAGTTTTGATATCCTAGACTTATTAGCTTTTCAAGTATTGAGATGCCTATACCGTTGTTCTCAACCACTAATAAGCAATTACCATATTCGCATCCAGCAGAATATAACATTTGAGCATACATGTCTAGATTTGGCTTGCCTTGGTACTCGGCTACAATTTCCATTGTTTCTAGCTTTAAAACGTGGAATACAGAGTTGTCTCCGCCATCTCCACGGGCAACGTCTGCAACGAGCAAATAAGTGTTACCCTCTTGATATTTCTCCCATATCCAAAAGTTGCGGTCATGACCAGTTCTATAGTCTGGATCTTTAATACACTTGTGAATCCAAGTTAAGTCATCCGGGTGTATAACAGTATCTCCGGAAGTGTTAAAATTACACAATAATTCTTGAGCAATCTGTCTTTTGGACATGTTTTTGGTTTCTTTTTCAAACCACTCTACGTCTCTTTCAGGGTGTACATCCCACATTAATTTAATAGGATTAAATTCATTGTCTCCATCAACAGCACCTGTGTATGTTTTGTGAAACCAATTACCAGTACCTTTTGGTGTAGACAGCGCAATACAGCGACCACCTGTTGCAAGAGTAGAATAAACAGCAGTCCATATCTCAGTCATTTTTTCTATGTGTGCTGCCTCGTCAACAACAAGCAGGGACAAAGCTTCCGAACGACCTGCATCCTCAGAAGTAGGTACGGCTTTAATAATTGATCCATTTGATAATTCAAACGAGGTCCTGTTGTCCACATCAATCTGGGCGACCTTCATCCAGTCAGGAAGATTCTTCATCATACTCTTTACTTTCTTTACAAGGTTGGCTGCTGTGCTAAATTTGGTTGCAAGGACAACAATATTCTTTTCTTTATGAAAAAGCATAAACCAAACACAATAAGCAGCGGTGATTGTTGAAATCCCCAACTGCCTTGCTTTTAGTATTACATTAAATCTAAAATCATTGTAATCATTCAATAAATCATTCTGATATGGAAAAGTTTTGAACTGTATTAGTCCATGCATAGGGTGACTAATCCTACAATAATTATTTATAAAGTAGGAAGAATCTTTGCCGGATTTAATGATTTCTTTTATTATGTCTTGCTTTGAAAGCTTAAAACGAGCCATTATTTCCTAGTATCGTTTGATGGTCTCTTATTGTTATTGTTCAACTCTAAAAAGTTTCTAATCGCATCATCAACGGTTCTGTTTTCTGATCCGCCGGCATCTGGATCTTCTTGAATACCAGAAATTTTAAAAATTTGATGGGCCTGAACAAAGCTCCTTACTCTAGAGACAGACGTGGCTAAAATAGAAATCTCACCATCTTTTGAAAGGGTTATGGAGTTTCCAGTGATTGCCTTGTATTCTTTTTGGAGAAAGTTCTTAATTTTATTAATCATACTTTCCATTTCAGACTCAAAGTTACCAGCATAGATTTGCTTTAATTTGATATCTGCTTGATAATGTATACAGACACGATTACCATAAAACTTAAGCTTAAAGCCATCCATAACGCGCTTATCCATAATTGGGCAGCCCTCTTCCCGTGCTAATCCAATGCGACGCTCTTCTCCATCATATGATGTTCTTTTATCATGCGCCCCGTCATATGCATTAGCTGCTGCTTGCGATAAGCCTTGTACAATTTCTAAAATATTTGAATCAGCCATTATTTGGTCTCCATCCTTGTTTCCATCTATCTTCACGACCTTCGACCCATTGAATGTAACACTTCTCACAGCATTCAAATTTAGACATATAAACATCGTCATTTGATTTAAATGAATACGTATTGCAAACTGGGCAAGAACGCTTTGATTCTCTTTTAAGTAGTTTCTTTGAGACAAAAACTCCGTTGACTAGAACCTCTACCTCTTCGACACCCGAGGATTGAATTTGTTTTAAGCTATCAAGGTAATTTTTTTCTTTTTCATCATCCCAAGAACCTTTGGGGTTCTGCACCGTATCTGTGCCGTATTTCTCGGCAATCGCTTTCTCAACTTTGATTGCATAATCTGGATCTTTGTTTTTCATTTAACTGTCCTAAATATACCTATTGATGTTGCAACCCCGGCAGCGAAGCCACCAACAAACCACCAATTACTTCTAGAAGGTTTAATTTGTTTTTGCAGTTCTTTTATTCTATCGTTCCTGATCTCGATAATATCGTTCAGTCTTTCATCGGCAGCTTCACATTTAGCTGTTAGAAGATCATACTTATACTTTTCTTCGGCTTTTGCTTTCTTTACTTGATAGTCTATCTGCACATCGCATTGTTCTAATTTTAGCCGGTTTTCGACGATTAATTTAGAAATAGCTTCATTATTTAGAAGCCTTCCATCGAACGGTGCCTTTTCCCCCTTTTTTAGGTTTGAGAATTGTGGCCCTGCTATAGCCGGGTTTGAATAAGTTAGTAACATTCCAACGAGTAAATACTTCATTTGCCCTCCATTACGGTAAGTTGTTGATCAAGTATAACACAATTACTGTGTTATGTCAAGTGTATTATACTTTTTTTATTCCAAGTTCTTGTTCTAAGATTTTATCAATAGCATCTGTATCGTGTTTTGCTTTGCGCACCAATTGTTTGACTTGCTCTTTCTTAGCGTTTGTTATGTTTAGTTTATCTTCTTCATACTTCTCTTCAATCTTTTTAACCGCTTTTGAATAATTTAAATTGGCTTGCACTATTTTTTTGACTTCGTTCTCATGTGCTTGGTGTATTGCATCTCTTTCTTTCTTCCAATCATCTCTAGCTTGATCTGCTTCTAGTTTGACTTTTGCTGCGCCTTTGCGTCCGAGAGAGTAAACAAAAACCAAGACGGAAAAAGCAAGAAGCCATCGCCAATGGTTTTTACACCACGCGATGGCAAGTTTGAAATACATTTTAAAAGTAAGCCAAGTCACTTTACTCTCCGTACTTATAAGTCTTCACTGCATCAATAACAGATTGGCCTCCGACATAAATTACAGCGATTAAGCCCCAAGTTTCTGCGTCTAATTCAGACAGGGCCAAAAGAGCAGTTGCGGTTGAGAATACAAGTAGCTTACGAGACACAAGCTTCCCAAGAAGCCTATCAGCCCAACCAAGCTTTCCTTCATCGGCTACTACACCCTGAGAGTCGGCAGCAGGTGCCTTACACTCGTGGTCATGTTCGTGATCGTGATCTGCGCATCCCATTAGCAGCAGTCTCCTTCGCATGTACACCCGTTAGCACAACAAGGCTTTGTACAAGAACATTGTTTATCAGATTGCAAATGGCGGTTCATTATTTTGATGCTCCATTAATTTTGTCAACAAGCATTTTGAAAATACGCTCTTCTAATCCTCTTGAGACATACCGGTCATACATTTCTTCATCACTCATTTTTTTCATTCTATCGAATTCGGTTTCTTCTTCTGGAGCGGCTGTTGGGCCTTTTAGTGCATCTCTCTCTGGAGATGCGGTTTCACCGCTCAAATTAAAATCAGCCGGTTTTTCCTTTTTGC